GAGAAGCATCTAGGGAGTCGGCGGAGAAGAATAAATACAATAACAAAAGACTAGCCTTACTAAAAGAAGCTAGAGAAAAGGGTGATACCTTGAAGAAATGCCCTAAATGCAAAGAGATGAATCCATCAGGTTCATTCAAGCCATATGACACTAATGTATACCTAGAGGATACCTTGATACTTAAAGGTTATGAAGAGATATGCGGAGTATGCTACTATAAGCTATATGATGCTGTCTTTAGCAAGATTAACGGCTGTATTGCCTATGCCAAAGAAAGAGAAGGGCGGAAGCCTAGAAAGAAAAGACTTGCATCATAAGTCATAATTACATATAATAGCTTTATATCTATGCGTTACAGTTCATTGCTCATAGATATTTCACCTAAGCAAGTGGGATCATTTATACACTCCTATGTCTCTAAGATCCCATTCCACGCCAATGGAGCAGACCTAGAGGTTACGGCATTTTCTTCTAGGTCTGTTTGCATTATAAGCGTATAAGGTATATAATTGCATTGTTGCACTAACTAGCAGATATAGGTTAAAAATGGATAATCATGAGCTCTATAAAGCAGTACATGGAGTCAATCTAGTGCCTAAGATTCTTCCTTATGCAAGGGTAAGATACAGGAACGGCGTCATAGAGATAGTCCTTGTAAGCTATGATGAAGACAATGAGAATCATATATCAGTAGGATTAGAAGCAAGTGATGAATTAGCAGAGATTCTAGATCAACATATCTGGGATAATACATAAGGATATTACTTGGCTAATATAGCTAATTTATATAGGAAGTGCCAGGAATGTGCGTCGTAATATCAAATTTAGACCATATTTAACTAATTAAGGAGATATCGTGGGATATAGTAAATATACAGATGAACAGATAAGTCAATTTATCGACATATCGACAGAAATGGGTATATCTCCAGCTATGAGATATCTTAATTATCCTGGTTCATATCATACTGCTTCTAAATGGTACAAGGATAGAGGATTAGATTTACCAGACATTGATAGCTTAAAGCAAATGGCTCGTAATATAGGTGTATTCTATACTGATAAAGAGAAGGTTATTTCCGCCCAGGCTGTCATAGACAGGGCGGTGGAAAAGCTAATGGAAGATGACTCTTTGTTATCAGATGATATCAATAAGCTATCTAATGCTATACATAAGGCTATTCAGACAATTAACCTTGTTGAAGGCAAATCTACTAATATTAACGAGAATCGTTCTAAAGATGGCACAGATCTAGCTATTCATGATCTATTAAATGAAGCCAAAATGAAGAACGAGATGAAGAAAGATAGTTTAAATAGTAATATATCTGAGAATATCACAGAGAATTCACAGGAAAGTACCACCCAGTCTTAAGATTATTTCTAAAAATATATTTTTGCTATGTTAAAAATATATTTACAGTAAGAATCAAATTGGCACTATTTAGAGAAAGAGGAGTATATGGATATAAAGGACTACTTGGACAATGTTCCAATGGCCCTTTTAAGCCTTCCAGAAGGCCGTAGAGAGCTTACTAAGTATGATCCTATGTTATTTGCCTTGATATATCTTCCACATCATCTAAAGAACGCTGAAGGCTCTATAACCTTGTCAGAATTCCATCATGATTTGGCTAAATATGGTGAAACTTGGATCAATAAGCCTTCTAAGCCTAAAGAGAATAGAGATGCTTTCATAGCACCAAGAGAATGTGGTAAATCTACTTGGATATTCCTTATATTACCTATGTGGGCTGCTGCTCATGGACATGTTAAGTTTATTGCTGCTTTCTCAGACGCCGCTTCACAGGCAGAGACTCATTTGCTTACATTTAAGAATGAATTGGAGACAAATGAATATCTTAGAGAAGACTATGCAGAGTTATGTACACCAAAAATTGTCGGCTCAACTGGGCGTTCCCTTGCTAACAATTCTTGGAGAATCGTTCAAAGCAATGATTTTATATTCGATGCTAACGGTATTGATACTAACTCTTTGGGTAAGAAGGTCTTTGGTCAACGCCCTGACCTTATTATTCTTGATGATATCGAAAAGGGTGAAAAGAACTACTCAGAATACCAAGCAGGACAACAATTAAGAACAGTTTGGGATGATATTGCTCCTATGAACATCTATGCAAGAGTAATTGTCGTAGGAACCACCACAATGCCTAATTCTATTATGGATCAATGCAGAAAGTTTGCAGAAGGACAAATGGATCCTGATTTAAAGTGGATAGAAGAGCAGAATGTAAGAGTTCACTACTATCCAGCCATTATGTCTAATGATGATGGCTCAGAACGCTCTGTATGGCCTGAGAAATGGCCTATGGAATGGTTACAGTCTCAAAGACACATGAGAGACTTTGCTAAGAACTATATGAATAAACCAATTAACACAGATGGAACATTCTGGGGCCATGAGGACTTAGTTCTTGCTGAAGCTGATGAATATGGCAATACAGCAGTATTTATTGACCCTGCGGTAACAAAGAATAAGGTTTCTGACTATACAGGTATCGCTGTATTGTCTAGAGGAATAAAAGATGGACAAGAATTCATCTTTGTAAGAGAAGCACAGGGTGTTAAGATGTCTCCTTCAGATTTGAGAGAGCGTGTAGCACTATTAGTAGAATTGTATGATGCTGGTGTCATACATGTAGAAACAAACCAGGGTGGAGATTTGTGGAAGGATGTTTTCAAAGGTCTGCCAGCCAAATATAGATCAAAGCACGAAAAGACATCCAAACAGATCAGAGCTGGTAAAGCGTTAAACTATTATCAGCAAGGGAAAGTACGACATACTGGACATTTCCCAATGCTAGAAGAACAAATGTGGGCATTCCCAAAAGTTGCCAACGATGACGTTCTTGATGCAGTCGTAGGTGGAATTCTTTATTTCCTTGACAACAAGGCACCAAAGTTTTCTGCTAAACAATTTAATTACATGAGGGGTTAATATGACAGACATTGTTAATGCGTTATCGTTGATTGTGGAACGTAGACCACATTACGAAAAGGCAGAGGCATACTATGAGGGGCTGGAATCAGAAGTATTCTTGCACCAAAGATGGTATCGCCTATTAAGATCAGAAGGAATTGACTTTAAGTTCAATTTCATCAAGACAGTAGTAGATTCAGTTCTAAACAGACTAGAAATTGCTAATGTACAAGCAGGAAGCGAAGCAAGTAATGCTGTTATTCAGCAGACTTGGGAAAACAATGACATGGGACTGGATTCTGATGAAATCCACCGTCGTGCATTAGTTTATGGTGATTGCTATGCAATTGCTTGGCCAAATATGGATGGACAGATCTCTATCGATTACAATTCACCACTTGGTACAGTAATCGTATATGATGAAGAAAATCCAAGAGTAAAGAAGTACGCAGCAAAGATGTGGGAGACAAAGGGTGCTATTGGTCAAAAGATTACCAAGATGAACCTTTATTACACAGACAGAATTGAAAAGTATATCTCTGTAGGAAATGCAGATATGGAAGCTATCAATGTTGGTACACAGTTTACTTTAATAGAGACAGTAGAGAATCCATGGGGAGTAATTCCTGTATTCCACTTCCGCACAGCAAAGCAATACGGAAGACCAGAGCATTATGATGGTTATGGCCCACAAGATGCTATTAATAAGCTTATTGCTACACATATGTACACAGTTGATTATCAAGGTGCACCACAGCGTTATGCTCTATCAAATGGTGGAAATGATGCTGAATATGAAGACTTCCAAGATGATTCATCAAAGAGAGACAATCTTGGTACACTTCAGAATGGCCCAGGACAACTTTGGTATCTTAAGGGTGTAGATAAGGTTGGAGAATTTGCTCCAGCTGACTATAAGATATTTACAGAGCCAGTTAAGGAATATGTAAGAGGATTAGCATCACTTACAAATACTCCATTACACTATTTTGAAAAGACAGGAAATGTACCTTCAGGTGAGGCATTGCGTACAGCAGAAGCACCACTTATGAAGAAGGTTAATGATCGTCAGCAATCATTTGAAGCAGCATGGGAAGAAATGATGAAGTTCGTCTTAAAGATGGAAGGCATTGATGACTCAGTTGAAATCAGATGGAAGCATGTAGAATCAATTGATAGCCTAGACCAATGGGAAGTTGCTATCAAGAAGAAGTTGATTGGTATGCCAATCGAACAAATATTAATTGAAATTGGATATGACTCTGAGATGGCTATGCAGCTTGCACAAGTTGCAAATACAGCAGCTAATCTAACACAGGGAACAAATACAACCAATTTGCTTAGACAACAAACAGCTGAAGAAACATCAGCAGAATAAGAGGATAAAATGGAAGAGAACAACGAATTAAATGTGGACGCTGAGATTCGTGATCCAAAAGCAGTACTTGATGCTTTAGATCGTGCAAAGGCGGAAGCAAAGAAGTCAAGACTTGAGAAAGAAGAGCTTGAGGGTAAGATTAATGATATTAATGCTAACCTAAATACTTTGAAATCTAGCCTTATATCACAGAAGGTAGCAGTACAGCTTAAGGATATGGGAATTTCCAATTCTGAACGTATTCTAAAGTATGTAAATCTAGAGAATGTTGACTTGGATGAAAATCTAGGTCTTAAGGGGTTTGATGATCAAGTAGCCCAGATTAAGGAAGACTTTCCTGAGCTATTTGATCCCAAACTTCGTGTAGCAGGGCTTGCAGATACTGGAGTAACCTCCAATGTAGACACAAGCATCTCAGCTACAGAAATGCAAGCAAGAAGTGTTCTAAAGAAGATTTCTTAACTTGCAAAATATGTAAAACAGTTGTATAATTTAGGTATACCGCATCTCTGTAATGGACGTTAAGACTTGCGGAACTTGAATAATTGGACGATTGTTTCATATTTCGTAATTCTAATAACAAACACAAACAAGGAGATATAAAATGGCAGTAGGCCGTACAGATCTCACAGAGAATAATGGTTTTATCCCAGAGGAAAAAGGATCCGTTGCTATTCAAGCAACAGTCCAGAACTCTGCTATTGAAGCATTTGCTCGTCGTGAGAACATGGCTTCTCGCACAAAGGGTGTCCCACGTTTCGTATCAACAGCTCCAGGAGTTGTTGCAGAAGGCGTAGACATTCCAGATTCAGATACAACTCTAGATGAAGTTGTTTTGACAGCGAAGAAGTATGCACAGATTTTTAACATTTCAGAGGAAGATCTTAACGATTCACTCGTAGATACACTTAACACATACAAGAGAGAATGGGCTACACAATGGGCTCGTAAGTCTTTGATGCTGGTAATACAGTATTCATGGTTCACCCAAAGATGCTTGCACACATCCGTAACATGGAAACAACAGGTGGAAACCTTGTTCTTCCAGATCCACTTGGAGCACGTCCAGGATCATTGTTCGGATACCCACTAGTAGTTTCATACGGTGCAGCTACTTCAGCTTCAGCTTCATCAACACCATCAGGTAACCCACTTCTTATCGTAGGTAACCGTAACATGCTTATCAACGGTATTCGTGGTGGCGTAGAGTCAGCAATCTCAAGAGATGTTGACTTCCGCAAGGATGGAGTACTTCTTAAGACTCGTGTACGTCGTGGATTCGCAGTTGCAGAGGCAGATGCTTTCGCAATTGTTGAAAAGACAGCGGCAGCGTAAGGGGGATAACAGAACATGGCATCTAAACTATACGGACAGTTCCTTCAGAAGGCACTTAACAAGGAAGTAGATTTCGACTCAGATACAATCAAGGTTGCACTTCTAACTTCTTCATATTCACCAAACCAAGATACACATGACTACTATGACGATGTTAACACATTTGAAGTATCAGGTGCAACTGGTTACACAGCTGGTGGAATAACACTTTCAAGCAAGACATCAACATATGACTCAGCAAACAACGTCATCATTCTTGACGCAGCTGATGTTACATGGTGTAGTAACTAAAAAGGTACACAGCGTGGAGATAGTCTCTCCTGTCGTTACCAGCTTCTCTCTTGCTCCTGTTATATCTGTTGCAGGACATAGTATCTCTGCAATTAATCCTGAACTAACATTAGTAGGAGGCATAGCCGCAGCTTAATGCTGTGGCTTTTTTATTATGACAGCATATGAAAATAGAATTGGCGCAC